ATATCAATAGTATTTAAAACTGATATATTTGATGCTGTATTTGTCTTTATTACATCTATATTTAAATCTGTCGATGTTAATGTATTTATATTACTTATATCATTATTATTCATATCTATATCACTAATTACTGATATATTTGGAGAATAATATGAATCTAATATATTACCCCTTATGGTTGTTGCCTTTAAAACATTACCTCTTAGATTATCGCCACTTAAATCCCATGTTCTATTTAAATCTTCATTTGAAGGGTTATTTGGATCAAATAATTTCCATAATAAATATCCTGTGTTATGTTCAGTAGTATCATGTGTATTTACAATAATACCAGCATGGGGTGTATATTTAATTGATGTTTTCTCTATATTTGCATTTAAAATAATTAAACTATCATTTATAGTTAATGTTTCTCTATCAACTGTGATAGTTGAACCATCAATTATTAAATTACCATTTACATTAATATCTTTACTAAATCTAATATCATCATTTACTGTAATATATGGTAAAATACTACTTTTTAATGATATATCATCTATATTTATTGTACTACCAAATATTATATTACCAAATATTATATTACCAAATATTCCATCTACATCATAAATATTATTATCATCCATAAGAATATTGCTTTTAAATGTAATAATTTTTGAAGTTGTATTTCTTTCTATTATACCTATATCTAATGTATTACCTATAAATATTCCATTGTTTGATGTAATATTACCATTAATAAATATTTCTGAATTAAATGTTGTATTTTTATTAATACTATTTATAGTATCAACATTTATTCCGCCTTTAAATGTATTTATACCTGTAAATGTATTACTATCTTTTAATAAATTTGTTATTATTTCTATACCTTTTTCATTAATAATTTTTAAAATTTTATTTGTTAAAAAAATCATTCTATCAAGAAGCCAGTAACCGGTTGGACTAACCGTCATATATATATTATGTAAATATTATACTTAAAATAATTTTACTAAAAATAATTTTACTAAAAATAATTTTACTAAAAATAATTTTATTAAAAATCGTCCGAAAATTCAAATGCATCTTCTTTATTTTCACATTTTGTTGCTAAAGCATATTCTCCTACTCTTTTTTCAAAAAAATTTGTTTTTCCTTCAACGCTAATATTTTCCATAAAATCAAATGGACATGATACATTATATATTTTATCATATCCCAATTGTAATAATAATCTATCAGCAACAAATTCAATATATTGTCCCATTAATTTTTGATTCATTCCAATGAGATTACACGGTAAAGCTTCACAAATAAATTCTTTTTCAATAGAAACAGCTTCTCTTACTATATTATTTATAACATCATTTGATAATTTATTTTCTAATTTACTATAAAGGAGAATAGCAAATTCTGTATGTAAAGCTTCATCCCGACTAATTAATTCATTTGAAAATGTTAATCCAGGCAATAATCCTCTTTTTTTAATCCAATAAATTGAGCAAAATGCTCCTGAAAAAAATATTCCTTCTACGCAAGCAAAAGCAACCAATCGTGTTGCAAAAGAAGAATCTTTATCTTTTATCCATTTTAATGCCCAATCACCTTTTTTTCTAATACATTGATAATTATTTAAAGCATTAAACAGTTTATTTTTTTCAATTGTTTCTTTAATATATGTTTCTATTAATTGACTATACATTATAGAATGAATATTTTCCATTGCGATTTGGAAACCATAAAATGCTTTTGCCTCTGCTAATTGAACTTCTGACATAAATCTTAAACCTAAATTTTCTAGAACTATTCCATCGCTGGCAGCAAAAAAAGCTAAAATCATAGAAATGAAATGTTGTTCGTTATCACTTAAGGTTACCCAATCCTTATAATCTTTTGATAAATCAACTTCTTCGACTCTCCAAAAACAATCCTCAGCTTTTTTATACATACTCCATACATCATTATCGCTAATTGGAAACATTACGAAACGTTTATCGTCTTCAGTTAGTAAAGGCTCAATTATTTTTTTTTCCATCCTAAATAATATTAGTATAGATTTTTTATATAATTTTAATAATTTATAAAAGAAGTATTAAATAATAATAAATATTATATTAAATATATAATGCTAACAAATTGTCAAGATGTTGTTAAAAATAAATTAATGTTAGAAATAAATAAAAGAAAAGAAATTTTAAAAGATGAATATAAAATTTTACAAGAAAGAAAGAGAGAAAATAATTTTTTGGAGCAAGTTTATGATGACTATAAAAATTATTATTCACTAATTATTGAAGAAAAACAAAAACAATATGAAGCTTTACAAAATATTTCAAATTATTTGGATTCTTTAATAGAAGAAAGTAAAGTTGCAAAAGATAAATTAGAAGAACTTAAAAATGATAAATATAAAATTTTAGGAAAAATAGAACAGGTTCGTTCTGAAATTAATGATTATACTTTACAATAATTAATATTATTATAATATATAATCATGGCAAATGCTCAAGATATTGCGCAAGTAAAACAACAAATTACTCAAAAAATAAATTCTGTATCTGGAAATATTAGAGCTATTAATAATTTTACTCAATCATTAAATTCTGCTTTAAGATTTTTAACAACAAAAATAACTGAATTAAAAAATCAAGGTGCCGAAGGACAAGAAAGAGCTCAAGAATTATATCAAGAATTAAATGGTATTTTAGATCAATTAAATGGAATTGGTGAAGTATCACCTGATTTTGTTAATGCTATTAATTCCATTATACAATTAGCCAATCAAGAAAAACCAAATGATCAAAATGAGATACCAGCGTTAGCTTTACCTGCTCAAGCAGGTGGAAGAAAATCGAGAAAAATGAAAAAATCTAGAAAATCCAGAAAAATGAAAAAATCGAGAAAATCTAGAAAAATGAAAAAATCTAGAAAATCCAGAAAATCCAGAAAAATGAAAAAAGGTGGTTATCGCTACAATAAAAAAGCGTTATCAAAAAAAAAATCTCCTAGAAGAAAAATGAGATCTAGATAAAATACTAGCTAATTTATTAATATAATATTCATAATTTTTTATATATTATAATATTATATATGAATACTGCTTCATTAAAAAAACAAATGAAAAACTTAAGCCAAAGTAAAATAGTTTTATATATTTTATTAATATTAGCAGTAACTAATTTATTTGGCTATTTAATGAGCGAAAATTTTACTGCTGTTTTTATGTTTTTAGTAATTGGTTACTTAACTACATATTTTACAGATAATATGATTATTGTTTTTGCCGTATCAATATTTGCTACAAATTTTGCTGTTGCTATGAATTACAATAGAAATAGAGAAGGCATGACTACTGAAAAGAAAGATAATAATGAAGAAAAAGATGAAAAAACAGAAACAGTTAAAAAAGAAGATGATTCAAATGTAAAAACATTAACTGATAGAAAAGGTTCATATAAAATTTTAGAATACAATGCTTTAACTGGTAAAAAAGAAAAACCAAAAAATTCTACTACAGATAATGCTATGAATGATGCCTTAAAAGATAATAAAACTCCACAAAACCCTGTTATTATTGACAAGAAAAAAGAAAAAGGTGAAGTAGATGGTGTATGTAGTGGCCCTTCATGTAAACAAAATTCTAAAACTACTCAAATAGAAAATGCTCATGCTATAGTAGATAATTTATTACATAATCCAGATGAATTAATAAAACAGCAGCAAGCGATTGAACAAACAATAGCAACATTAGAACCCATGATTGATAAAGTTGAAGGTATGATGAATAAAATTGGTGGAAGTAAAATAGCTAGTTTAATTGGTGGATTAACTCCATTATTAGGACAAACAACCCCTCGATAAATAATATATTTATAATTTATTAATATATTATTTACGTTTTAATCTAATATTTCCACCTGTTTGTTGTTTTTTATAAGAAAAAACAAAATCAAAAATACTACTGAAAAAATTCATAATACTATTCTTAAATGCTAGAACTATCATAATAAATAATATTACTAATGCCACAGTTCCTAACCATTTATATTTATTAGGATCAAAATTATGAAGATTATCGCCAAATATAGAAGTTTTTGGAGTATTAACTAATAATTCTCCCTCTTCTCCTACTGGCTGACAATCAATATATATATCACCACCAGAAGATCCACTCATTGAAGGAGGACCTTTACTTTTACCAAATTCATCTGGAGTTGGTTTTATTTCAACATTTTGTTTTTTAATAATATTATTAAGTTTCTTTAATATATCTTCTGGTATATTTATTGGACTATTTCTTATATTTTTGCTAAATACTACATAATTTACTAAAACACCACTTCCACAAGAATAAGGTAGCGTTCCTCTATAAAAATAATAAATTGTTTTTGGAATATAATCATTTAAATTAATAGTCATGCCATTTAATTCACTTGATTGATTAACTCCACTTTGAGCTGCTATATTTATCATATTTTTTATATCATTTGATGATTGTGTTATATTTCCTCCCTTAATTAAAGGTATTGAAACAATTAATTTATCAGGCCCATTTACATTTTTGTGGATAATTAGAAATTCTCCATCAGCTTTTGTTCCTCCATAAGTATGTAATGATGGACTATAAATTCTTATTTCCTCAATTTGATAAGATTTACTATTGAAAGTTGATATAGTATTATCTTGAATATTAACTAATAAATATTGATTATTATAATTTTTGACATAACCACTTGTATTTTGATAAAAAAATGAATAGTCGCATTTTCCTTTACAATCTTTAGCGGAAGCATCTATTATATTTATAGGCGCGGTTGCTGATTCACACGTCATTAATATATATTTATAATAAAAATATATAATAAATATATAATGAACAAAAGTAAAATAAATAATAAATACAATCAAAAATATAATAAGATTACAAAAAAGAATACTAAAAAGAAATTTAGAAAAAATAAAATTAAAAATAATAATAAAAAAAATAATTTTACTAACAAAAAAAATAAACCAAATAATCTTAGACAAATTTCTCTTAAAAAATATAATTCTGGAGGAAGTAAATTAAAATCAAAAGTTAGAGATGCTATAGCTAGAGGAGAAATTACTAAAGAGCAAGCTTTAAAAAATAAAAAAACAAAAAAGAAAATTAGAATTACCGACCCAACTGTTCCAGTTGAACAATTAACACAACAACAACAAATTGCTAGAGCAGAGGATTTATCTAGAAAAGATGAAGAAGAGAGAAAAAAACGGGAAGCTGCTATTAATTTACAAAAATTAGCTAGAACTAAAAAAGCTAAAAATACATTACAAGTAAAAAAAGAAGAAAAAAAAATTCAAGAAGCAAAAGAAAAAATTGGAAGATCTGTTTTAAAAAACAAACAAAAAAAGGACAAAGAAAAACAGAAAATTCAAGAGGATAAAGAAGAAAAGGCTAAACAAAAAATTACTAGTGCTATATCTAAAATAAAAACCAAAGAACCATCTAAAATATTAGATAATGAAATATTGCCTCTATGGCAAATATTAACTAATAATTTATCTACAAATAACAGATTTGAAAAATTATTAAAATTTTTACCTAAAAAAATAGTTCAAAATCGTGATAAACCATTAGTTATGAAATTTTTGAATAAAGCTGGTTTAGAATCTTGTAAGAAAATTTCTGATTTTTCTCAAGGACAAAAGTTTTGCAATCCAAAATATAATGCCTTATTAGATGCCGCTTCTAAAGAAGAAAATGTTCAACTTAATACACCACTAGTTTTCGAATTTAGTGTAATAAAAGATGATAGTAACGCTGTATCTTTTTCTAAATTAATTCGGTGCGTAAATAATACTTCAAGTAAATCTGAAAAAATTAATTGTGAAGAACCTAGAGTGCCACCCCCTCCTCAACAACCCCCTCCTCAACAACCACCTCCTCAACAACCACCTCCTCAACAACCACCTCCTCAACAACCACCTCATCAACAACCAACGCCCCATCCTTCTAGACCACCTCCTCAACAACCAACGCCCCCTCCTTCTAGACCACCTCAACAACCACCACCTCAACAACCAACACCCCCTCCTTCTAGACCACCTACTCCACCGCCTCAACAACCACAGCCTCAACAACCACCGCCTCAACAACAACCACCTCAACAACCACCGCCTCAGCAACCACCGCCTCAGCAACCACCACCTCAGCAACCACCACCTCAGCAACCACCACCTCAGCAACCAACACCCCCTCCTTCTAGCTCACCTGCTCCACCTCAACAACCACCAACAACTCCTGTTCCAGATACACCCGAAGATATGAGTGAATCTTTTGAAGAGTATCAAAAACTTATCGATGAAAATAAAGAACTTGAGAAAAAAATATTAGATTTAACTAAAAAAATGGGTTATTATGATAATATAATAAATAAATTAAGTAAACAAAAGAAAGAAAATTTATCTCTTGAAGATTTAGCTAAGTTAAAACATGCTCAAAAAGAAAAAAGTAAATTACAAAAACAAATTACTTCATTAAATAATAGACAAAAAGAAATAAAAAATAAAATTTTAAATAATAAATTTGGAATGCCTGAAATACAAAAAGATGATAAAACACAAGAAATATCAAAAACAAATGTTACTGATATGTTATCAAAAAAACAAGAAATTCAAGCTATAATATCTCAAATACAAATATTACAAAAGGAAATTCTCTCCGAACAAGAAAAAATAGAATCTAATATTAAAAATGTTAATCAAGATTTAAGAGGTGAATTAAAACAATTATTAAATAAATTAAAGGGTGAATATCAAAATTTAGAAAAATTAGCTTCTCCAAGACAAGGAATTGGTAGAAATGCTCAATACTATATGACATTTGGCAAAGGAAATAATGGCAGTACGCGTTTATTAGATGTTCAAGGACCAATTGGGATAAATGCGAATGAATTACTTTCGTTATTAAATAGTAGTTCAGAATAATAAAAAAAATATTTGTATATATTAATGAGATTTCTTAGTGTAGCATTTCTTATATTATTAATAATAATTATAATAAATTTAGTCAATAAAAAATCTTGTGAAGGCTTTGGTAATAGTGAAAACTATCAATCATGTATTAGTAAAGGATTTTCTAAAGAATTTTGTTTACAAACACCATCAACTATGTTTTTTCCAGGAACATGTAGATGTGACAATGGTTCAATAGGTTATTATTTACCAGGATTTGGCGGAAAATGTATGTGTGGATATTATAATTAATCAGAGTCACTTCTATAAATCATATTTGTATTGTAATTATTTACATAGAGAGTATTTTCTATGTGATTAATTATATTCTCATTATAATTTCTATTAATATATGGATTTTCTACATTGTTGCGAATATTATTATTAATGTTATTTATATAATTATTGATATTGTTGTAATTATTGTAATAGTAGTTTACGTTTTCTCCAGTATTACCAGATGGTGTAGTAGGATGTTCCATTAATCCAATTGGATTAGTTTGTCTACACATAGGACAGCTATTATTAGATTCACACCATCGATGGATACAACTTGTATGAAATTTGTGACCACAGTTTGTAGTTTCTTGATGACAAACAATTTGTTCCATACAAATACAACATTCTGGAATTTCTACAGCAACACAAGTTTCTTCTCTATCTGGTTCTTGCGTTATATTTTCTAATTCTATACCTAACTCTTTTACCAATAAATCATATATCTCATTTTTTTCATCTTCATTTAATCCACTAGAATTGATAATACCATGTAGATTTTTTACAGTATTTGAACGGCGAAGTCTTTGAACTGGTTGTCTGCGTGTTGTAGTCATTTTGAAAAATTGATGAAGAAACTCTTTTCTTTTATTTAATTAAAATTAAAAAGTATTTCAATTTTAATTAATTTATTTATTTTTTTGCTTTAGTAAGTGGTAAACCAAAATTATTCACATGATATAGCATAATAATACTTGTCATATTTTACTTCGTTTTTTATACTTCTACTCATTTTAGATGCTGAAATATTTTCTTCTAATGCTGCTTTTGCTATTGAATCCCACATATTTAATATTGATTTTGTTTCTAAATCAAGTTTACATACTTTTTTACTACTATTAGCTTTACTAATTCTTATATTTGTATCATTATTTAAACCAATACCATAATATCCTTCATATGTAAAATTATCATTATGTAAATGAACAGTTCCTTTTAAAACATATTCACAATTATTAAGATATGTTTTTAATTCTTTTACTTCATTATTATTTATTTCTATATTAAGTTTATTTTTGTAATTTTTATATTCTTCTAATAATTTTGAATTAGCTGCTCTATGATTTGGAGAGAAAGAACAATTTTCAAATAAAAAATTTTCTGTTATATTATTTATTTCTTTCTTTTTATAATTAATTATTTTTAATGCTACACCCTTAAATCCATGAACGCATTGATTTTTTTGTTGATTTTGTAATCTACATGCTAAAAAACGAGTTCTTAAATATTTATTAAATTCTTCAAATAATAATTTTTTTGGTTTCTCTCCGTTCCAAATTCTAAATTGTCCAATAATATCTCCAGAATCCACTTCTACATCATTTCTTATAATACAACATTCATCTATAAATTTATTAAATTTTTTATTTAGCTCATTATCTTCTATAAGTGAGTTATTATAAACTACTGTTTTTTCTATATTTTCAACAGTTTCTTCTTTTAATAACTTAATAGAATTTTCTAATTTTTCAATTAATTCATTTTTTTCATTCAAGTCTAATTCATAATTTTTTATTTTTTCTTCTGAAATAGTTAGTGTATTAAATAATTCTTCATTTTCTTTTTTTAAATTTGAATTTTCTTCTAATAATTTATTGAAATTTTCAATACTATATGTCTTTTCAGAAATAATATCTTTAATATATTTTGAAAGGCGATTAATAGTAAAATAGGTTTCATCATATGCTAATATTTCATTCTTATTTTTTCCATTTATTTCAATAGTTCGCATATGATTTTTTATTTTTGAATATGCTTTTATTGTATTTTCTATTTCTTGTCTATTATGAACCTTGAAAACATCACGAAGAATAAAGTTATTATATGTTTTATGATGGTCTTGAACTCTTAAAGGAAGGTTATTACTATGTCCAAATTTAATTAATTTTTCTCCTTTGTCATTTGTATTATCAATAGTTCCAAAATAAATACATTCTGTATTTACTGGAAATTTAGAAATTAATGTTTTTTCAATTGTTTTATATTTATCTTGATTCGCATTTTTTAATAAGTTGTCTTTTTCACTAATCTCATTATCTTTTATTAATAATTTATTTTTCATTTCTGTTGCTTCTTCTTCTAATACTTCTTGGATTAATTCTTCTAACTTTATATAATATTCATGAATTTCATCTGCTTTTTTTGTTTGAGCTTTTAAGCATAACGATTTAAATGTTTTAATGTTTAAATAATATTTTTGAATATTATGACCACCACTGCCTTTATTTTTTGCTCCTGAAGCTTCAGGACCAAAATTATAGCAATTATTAATTTTAATAATATTTTGCTTAACCTCATGGTTAAGCAAAAGTTTATAATGTTTATTTAATATAAAATTTTTTTCTAATAATAATATCGCTTTTTGTTTAGTTGCAAAACCTAACCATTTCCATATATTATCTAAATCTATAATATAATCTTCTGTTTTATGATAATTTAAATAACTATAAAAACTAGTTATAAATATTTGCTGTTCATTATCCGAAAAGTTTTTTTTTACTTTTTCTAAAAATTTATTATTATGTGTATCAGACAATTTTGTAATAGGGTTGTTAGTAATCAAATCAACAATATCTAAACTAGACATTATTTATAATTATATTTATACATATTTCTTTAAGTTTTATTTGTTTTTATATTTGAAAGCAAAATTATAAAAACAAACTCTTTATTAAAAGAATATAAAAGAAAATAGATAGTTATTATATAAACAGTATTACCATTTATTCTTTTTTACATTAATTTTTGGACCTTTACGCTTATTATTTGATGCTGAATTTGGGTCATACATTTCATCTTCATCATCTGAACCAAGATTCTTAGACATTTCCCAGAATTCTTTGGAACCTAACTTGAAATCCTTGTGTGGTTCCGCTTTATACCAGAAAATTTGGTCTTGTAATTTATTCGATTTAACATTGTTATTGATTACCAAGCACTCAAAATTTTCTGTGCATTGGTCCATCACTTGACAAAATGCCTCAAATGTTGGAAACATACCAGCATAATTTTCATAAATACGCTTTCGATTTGCGATGTATGGTTCTCTTAAAATGAACACGTAATCAATGTTAGTTCTGAGCGTTGGCGGGATACCTAAAGGATATTGCATTGTTATGACCAGCATGATTTTCCAATGACGTCCATTCATGAACAAAAGTCTCATCATCTTATCACGTGCCCAACCATTATCATAAAGGCAATCATCTAAAATAACAAATGCACGAGGGTCAATAGAAGTTTTTCTATAATTTTCTAAGTCTTGTTTAACTCTTTTAAGAACTGTTTTTTGACGTTTTAATATATTCTCAATAATAACTGTATTATATTCTTCATGAATAAATAATTTGGGAACATGACTACCGTAGAAACCGTTTCCAGCTTCAGTTCCAGATATAACAGTTCCAATAGGAATATCTTGATGATAATAAAGTAAATCTCTAACTAAATAACTCTTTCCAGTATCACGACGACCAATTAATACAATTACAGGTCCCTTATTTTCATCTGGTTTAAAAGTAATTTTTTTCATATCAAATTTCTTTAATTCTAAACTCATAATAATTTATTATATATTATTGTTTTTATATTAACGAAAAACATAAAAATTATAATTAAATTAAAAATTAATTAAGATAAAATTTTTAATTTAAAAAATATTTAATAATTATTGATTAATGAATCTAAATTATAAGAAAAATAATAATGAGATTCTTTTTAGCAATTTTACTAATAAAGTATTACTCAATCTAGAAAATCCACAAAACTATATTCCTTTATATGAAAAATATTTTTCAATAAATGAGAATAATTTTAACTCAATTAATTTAAATAACAAAAAACATATTACAGAAATAACTGAAAAAGTATCAGAAAATAAATACAAAATAAAGTATGAAGATACTGAAACAAATAATATCCATGAAACCGAATTATTTTTTAAATTAAGTCCACTTTTAGACCCAGTTAAATTTTTAGCTGGAAAATATGATGTTAATGATGAAAATATATACAAATTACCCAAACTAAATGATAATAGTGTTTTAGAAAAAATAAGAGATAATAATAATTGTTCTTATGTTGATGGATTCTTTTCATACTTATCTTCACAATTATATAATAATTATGGATTTTTACACGGTATAGACTTCTATGGATCTTTTCTTGGAATTAAAAATAATTACATAATTGATATTTGTGATGATATGGAATTTTTAGAAGATAAAGACTTTTTTTATAAAAATATTAATAATTTTTTTCATTTTTTGAATCCCGATTATGAAAGTATAATAAATAATAATTCTCGTGATAATAAAAAAAGATTAGAATTTGATGATGATGAAACTGATTTAATGAATATTGAAGAACTAAATAATCAAAAAACTGTATATGATGATTTAGAAAAAAATTTTTCAAGTATTAATATGAATGAATTTGATGTTGATATGAATGATGAAAAAAATGATCAAGATATTAATATTGATAATAGTATAGATATATCTGATAATACTGATAATAATGATAATAATGATACTATTGATGATATTGTTGATAATATATTAGAATCTAATAATGAAGATAATATAACAGAACAAAAAGAATTAATATTTGAAACATTATCATTAAAAGATCGTGAAAGTAGTAAAAGTAAATCAAATTCTTCATCTTCTTCATGTTCTTCACGTTCATCTATTACAAATCAAGATTCTGAAAGCAATGAAAATGATGATGAAGAAGGAGAAAGTTCCGAATCTTCTTCCAGTGAAATGGAAGATGTTTTTGTTTCAATAGATAAATTTCCAATTCAAATTATAGCATTAGAACAATGTAAAAATACTCTTGATTATTTATTAGTTGAAGATATTGTTAATGAAGAAGAATTGGGATGTATAGTAATACAAATTCTAATGATTCTCATAACTTATCAAAAACTTTTTGATTTTACACATAATGATTTACATACTAATAATATTATGTATGTTGAAACAGAAAAGAAATATTTATATTATAAATATAATGATAAACATTATAAAGTAAAAACTTTTGGTAAAATTTTCAAAATTATTGATTTTGGTAGAGCAATATATAAATATAAAAATCATTTAATGTGTAGTGATAGCTTTCATAAAGATGGAGATGCTGCTACACAATATAATTTCGAACCTTATTATGATAATGAAAAACCAGTTATTCAACCTAATCCAAGTTTTGATTTATGTAGATTAGGATGTTCGATGTTAGATTATATTTATGAATTATATGATGATATTGATAAAATTAAATCACCAATACATAAAATTATAATTAATTGGTGTAAAGATGACAAAAGTAGAAATGTCTTATATAAAAACGACGGAGAAGAGAGATATCCAGATTTTAAATTATATAAAATGATTGCTAGAAAAGTTCACAATCATATTCCATCACAAGAATTAAATAATAAATATTTCAATAAATTTGTTGTTGGTAAAAAAGAAATAAATAAAGGTGCCAAAATATTTAATATTGATACAATAGAAATTTAAGATTCATCTGTTTTTTCTATATATACATTATCGCATAGTTTTTTAATTATTTTCTCTCTTCCATCATCAA